TTCAGATATCCCTGCCAAGACCCTCAGAATTGGGAAAAGTCAGAATGCAAGCCACCAATTTGTAGCGCCACTGCCACTTGTCCTGATCAACTTGTAACTCCAGAAAAGGAAAAGAAATGACAACTGTTGGATACAAACCTGTCAAACCTAGATTAACACCTGACGAGATTGAGGTTCGTGTTTGGGCGTGGGTGATATTCACCATCTCAATCATCTTGCTTGGATCATGCTTTTCGTTCATTTACAGCGTCACATGGGTAACTCAGCCAATGTCAAATATGGCGCCCATCGACAAGATATATACGAAGATGATCAATGACATCATGTTGCTTTGTACTGGCGTACTTGGCGGCGTGGCAGGACGTAAAGCAGTGTCTGCCGCCATAGCAACTGCCACCGCCAAGGCCGAAGCAATTGACAACGATGAGCCACCAAAGCCATGAGTATTTTTAACCCTTGGGTAATCTTGGGTTTTGTCTTGTCTGTAACCATGTCTTTTGGCGGTGGTTACTTCAAGGGCAAGCATGATGAGAATGTCTCTCAGCAACTTGAGATTGCACGCTTAAACGCTATTGCAAGGACAAAAGAGGCGGCATTGACAACCGCCGTGACATCAACAGCCACAGCATTAAGGACATCAAATGATAAAGCAAGACAGATTTCAAAGGAGCGTGATTTGGCTATTGCCTCTGGTGCTTTGCGGCTGCGGCTCCCTGTCAAAGCCGCCAACTGCCCCATACCAGCCTCCAATGATTCCCCCACTCCCACCGGAGATAGCAGTCAAGAGGGAGGCGAACTTGACGCAACGACTGCTCAAACTCTTATCGCCATCACAGACGATGGAGACGAAGCAATTAGACAACTTGCCTCCTGTCAGCAAGCCTACGAATCCATCTACCAAACCTTGAAGGAAATGAAATGACTCAGTTAAGCGCAAATTTTTCCCTGCATGAGATGTGTAAGTCAGAAACGGCATTGCGTATGGGGTATGACAATACTCCTGATGCAGAGGCCACAGAGAATCTGAGATTGCTTTGCGAGAATGTTTTACAGCCTGTGCGTGATCATTACGGCAAAGGCGTCAAGGTGAACTCAGCTTATCGTAGTCCTGAGTCGAATGCCGCTGTTGGTGGCAGCAAGACTTCAGACCATTGCAAGGGCATGGCGGCAGATATTGAGATACCTGGCGTTGCCAATGCTGATCTCGCCCAATGGATCATGGATAATTTAGAGTACACGCAATTGATCCTTGAGTTCTACACGCCAGGCATTCCTGACAGCGGCTGGTGTCATGTCAGCTTTGACCCTGCTAACCTCAAAAAGCAGGAATTGACGGCCACCAAAGTTGCAGGCAAGACAACCTATCTGCCAGGCTTGGTGGCATAACCCATGGCACTAAACCTTGGTCAGCAGATAACTACACCGGCACAGCCAAACCTTGGCTCGCCTGCGCCTGCCTATGACCAAGGTTTCTTTGGTACAGCATTTGGCGGCTTGAATGTGTACTTCACCAAGCTAACAGCAGTCTTTGCAACGATCCTCGGACCGCGTGGTGGCAAGTACATCAACAATCCATATGGTGCGTTTCAAGATGGCACAGATCAAGTGGCGGCCAATACGACAACGGCCTACGCCGTCACCTTTGACACCACCGACTTCAGCAATGGCGTGACATTGTCGAATTCGTCAAGACTCAATGTGTCTCAGGCTGGAATCTACGATATCCAATTTAGCATTCAATTCAAGAACACCACCAATGACGGCCAAGATGTTGATGTGTGGTTTCGCAAGAACGGCACAAACATTGCCAATTCAAACAGCAGATTTCATGTTATAGCAAGGAAATCTACTGGTGATCCATCTCACTTAATTGCCGCGCTTAACTTATTTGTAAGTCTGTCGGCAAATGACTATGTGGAGATCATGTGGAACCCAACAAATGTCGGTGTCAGCATTGAGCATTTTGCAACCAGCAGCTCACCGACCAGACCGGCAGTGCCATCAGTCATTGCCACACTTTCATTCATGTCCAATTTGTCTACAGAAACAGCATAATTGACCTATGGCACTCATACCTCTCAAAATTCCACCAGGCGTGTACCGAAACGGCACTGAGTATCAGTCGGCTGGTAGATGGTTTGACGCCAACTTGGTACGCTGGTTTGAGAACACTCTCAGACCTATTGGCGGCTGGCGCAAGCGCTCCAACAGCCAAATGACAGGCTCATGCCGAGGCTTACTGACTTGGCGTGATAACAGTGCAAATAGATGGATTGCTGCCGGTACGCATTCCAAGCTGTACGTTATGAATGATGGTGGAACGCTCAAGGAGATCACGCCAACAAGTTTTACAGTAGGCATAGCTGACGCACTGATAAAGACTGGCTATGGGTACTCCACCTATGGCAACTTTGCCTATGGCGTGGCGCGTCCCGATACAGGCGCCGTGACACCGGCAACGACATGGAGCCTAGACACGTTTGGCGAGTACCTCATTGCCTGCTCAAGTTCCGATGGCAAAATTTATCAGTGGCAGTTGGGATTCACAACGCCAACTATTGCGGCAGTTATCACCAACGCACCAACAGGTTGCGCGGCTGTGATGTCTACTGCCGAGCGCTTTATCTTTGCCTTGGGTGCTTCAAGCAATCCTCGCTTAGTGAAGTGGTGCGATCAGGAAAGTGACACAAACTGGACGGCATCAGCCACCAGTCAGGCGGGTGACTTTGAGTTGCAAACAGTTGGCGCGTTAAAGGCTGGTAAAAAGGTTCGCGGCATCAACTTGCTGTTTACTGATGTTGATGTACACACCGCCAGCTATGTGGGACTGCCTTATGTGTACGCCTTTGAAAAGGCTGCATCAGGATGCGGATTGATTTCATCGCAGGCCGTGGCCGCCATTGACACTGCCGCGCTCTGGATGTCTACATCAGGCTTTTGGATATTTGACGGCTTTGTCAAGCCTTTGCCTTGCGATGTCTCTGACTATGTATTTCAGAATCTGAACTACAACCAAGCCTCTAAGGTGTATGCGGTACACAACTCCAAGTTTGGTGAAGTGTGGTGGTTCTACCCATCCGGCGCCAGCAACGAAGTTGACAGGTATGTAAGTTTCAACTACCGAGAATCACATTGGAACATTGGCTCTTTGGCGCGTACAGCAGGCACTGACAGGGGTGTCTATTTGAATCCTTTGATGGTGTCGGCTGATGGCTACATCTATGAGCATGAGGTGGGCTATGCCTACGACTCAGGCGTGCTGTATGCAGAATCAGGACCATTGGAGATTGGACAGGGTGACAACATCATGTCTGTGCGCCAAGTTATTCCTGATGAGCAAACCTTGGGTGAGGTGGTGGTGAGCTTTAAGTCTCGGCTGTATCCAACCTCTACAGAGTCAAGTCATGGCCCATATTCAGCGTCACAGCCAACTGATGTGCGTTTCTCTGGACGACTTGTCAAAGTGAAGTACACCGGCAATGTGCTGGAAGACTGGCGTGTCGGCGTTTCAAAGTTAGACATCGTTGCCATGGGTAAGAGATAAAATTCAAGGTATAAGGGGATAAAAAATGTTTGATATGCTTAGTGGTCAATATAAAAATCTAGCATCAAAGGGTAGATATGGTGACACCATGCTTGCCCACGTTAACCCCGAAGAGGCGGCAATGTTGAAGTCTATGGGTGGCGCTGGAACTATAAATCCTCAAACTGGTTTGCCTGAGTTTTTTGGGCTTATTGGTTTGCCACAAAGGGTTGAAGAGCCATTGCCATCATTAGGCCAAGCGTTAGCCCCCGAATCATTGGCAAATCTCGCCACTCAATTGAACACAACTACAGTTCCACAAGAGTTAATTGGCTTTGGAAGAGGTGGCATAACACCAGCATACGAGAAGGTCAATCCAGAATATTCCCAATATGCAGATAGAGACTATGCTCAAGTTAGGAATGGCGCTAATGTTACAGGCTACACAATACCAACTGAACAAACATTTCAGAATATCCCACTTGTTGCCCAATATGACACACAAGGTAATTTTAAGCATTTGACACTGGAGCCAGGTCAATATTTATATCCTGATCCAAGTCAACCAAACATAGTTTCTGCACCAAGAATAAATGCAAAAGGCGAGATTATTGACTTTGGAGTTGGTGATTTAAATGAATTTAATAGTGGCGGTGGTTTGGGTGGTTTTGTAAAAGACTTTGCCCCAATGATTTTGGC